ATATTTTGCTAGTATTGGTGTTGGGCTTTTTGCCGCAATACTTATGAGTCAAGGTCTGTGGCTTTGGCTACCAATCGTTCTATAAAGCTAATAGTCTTTATAATATGTTTAATAATTTTAAGTGCAAGTGCAGAAAAGACTAAAAAAGACGAAACGTTAAAGTGTGTCCGTTGGGGATGGACTGGTGATGTTTATGAGAGAAAAGTATACTGCTTAGAGTGGGTCAAAAAAGATTGCTCACAACGACTTCACAAAGAAATATGTAAACAGGAATAAACAAATGATAGATCCAATCACAGCACTAGCGGGTATTACATCCGCAATCAGTATGGTCAAAAAGGCAGCCAAAGTTGCCAATGACCTAGGCTCTCTTGCCCCAATGATTGGCAAGATGTTCGATGCTAAGAGTACGGCAACTAAAGCATTGATGGAGGCTAAAAGTTCTAAGAAAGGTTCCAACATGGGAACCGCACTTCAGATTGAGATGGCGCTTGAACAGGCCAGAGCATTTGAAGAGGAATTGAAAATGCTGTTTATGCAAACAGGCAAGATTGATGTATGGAACAAGATCAAGGCTCGTCAAGCTGAAATGGATGCAGACGATGCCCAAGAAATAAGACTCTTCAATGCCAATGAGCGTAAGCGTAAGCAAAAAGAAGAAGAGTTAAATGAGTGGGGAATGATTATAGGTGCAGTTGCATTTGTCATATTCATATTTGGTATCGGTACTTATGAATTGATAGAATGGTGCCAAACAAGTGCTAGGTGTGGAAGATGAACGAATACCAAAAAACATTTGATGTGTGTATAAAAATATTTGTTTATGGTTGTGTGGCTTTATACTTCTTAGGGTTTCTTAAATTCTTACCAGACGACCTATCAGATAGAATAGTCAACGGGTTGATAGGAAAGTTTTTACCGTTTTAGCCTATGAAAACATATCGTTCTATTTTTGTGAGTGATGTTCATTTAGGTACCAAAGATAGTCAAGCAGATAAGTTAAATAACTTTTTAAAGCATAATACTTGTGACACACTATATCTAGTGGGTGATATTATTGATGCATGGCGCATACAACAAAACAACTGGCGATGGAAACAAAGCCATACCAATGTAGTGCGTAGAGTATTAGGTCACGCAAAACGTGGCACTAGAGTTGTTTATATAGCCGGGAATCACGATGAGTTTCTTAGACCAATGATACCATATGGTTTTAGTTTTGGTCTTGTTGAAATTCACAATCAAATAGAACATATAGGTGCAGACGGCAAGCACTATCTAGTCACGCATGGAGACTTGTTTGACGGCATTACTAAACTGGCACCGTGGTTAGCCTTCTTAGGAGATAAAGCATATGACTTCATCCTTTCTGTCAATAGTAGGTATAATTGGCTACGTCATCGCATGGGTTTTGGGTACTTTAGCATTAGCAAGTTTCTTAAACACAGAGTTAAAAAGGCAGTAGACTTTATGTTCAAGTTTGAAGAAAACTTGGCCAATTACTGTAAGAAGCGAGGTTTTGATGGAGTTATATGCGGACACATACACCACGCAGAGATTAAAGAAATCAATGGTGTTATGTATATGAATGATGGGGATTGGGTTGAAAGTTGTACAGCACTTGTAGAACATCACGACGGCCGCTGGGAAATTATAACTTGGACTAAGGAAAAAGACAATGATGAAACTCTGTGATAAAATTACTATTGTTGTGCCTTGTAAGAATGAAGAAAATTATATTCATCATTTATTAGATGCTTTACGTAATCAAGACATAGGTGACACTAGAGTAATCATTGCTGACTGTTCCACCGATGCCACTAGACAAGTTATTAAGGATAACAGTATTGGACTGAATGTTGAAATCGTTGATGGTGGTCCAGTGTCTATTGCTAAGAACAATGGAGCAAGGCTAGTCACTACTCCGTACATTCTGTTTATCGATGCTGATGTTCGATTCTTTAAAGATACAGTTATTCAAGATTCTGTTAACAAGATGGAATTAAAGAAACTGCATCTTATTGGACTAAACATCAAATGTTACGATAAAGATATACGTGCAAAGATTGGCTTTACTGCATTTAACCTAATTAATCACACATTAAAATTCTTTTCACCATTTGCAGTTGGTGCATTCATGTTGACACGTAAAGATAAGTTTGAAGAGTATGGTGGGTTTCCTGAAAACTTTTCAACGTCTGAGGACTATTTCTTATCCAGAAAGTATAGTCCTAAAAAGTTTAGGATTATTAAACATCATTTTGGTCAGGACAGTCGCAGGTTCAGAAAGATGGGCTATATGGGTATGGCCAAGTATTTAACAAAAAATTTTATTAATCGTAATAACAAGGCTTACTGGGATAGTTTAGACTCATCTAAATATTGGAATTAAACCAGACACAAAATAGTAGCACATTACTTTGGTGCCGGTGATCTCTTCTTAGGCGCAGTAGTAGTTTTAGCTACTTGTTTTTTTGGCGCACGTTTAGCAATAGACGCAGGAGGATTCTTAGTCCATGCTTGCTCTTTTGCTGGCGCAGGTTTTGATTCTGCTACTGGTTCAACTTTAGCATCTACAGCCGCAGTAGTCTCTTTGATATTTTTAATTGCAACATCAGCCGCAGTCAAAGGAACTTCTTGAGTTGCATCTACTGTAGATTTGCTACCTGTGAAAAACTCTTTAATTTTATTAAACATGATTATCGCCTTTTAAGTTAAAATTTCAATCGCATGATTGTAATGATTGATTCTGTCTTCTAAGCCAATGAATCCACCATTGATTCGTTTCGTCATTGTCTTTATATCTCCAATATCTGATAGTTCATTCAGTCTAGCCGCAGACCAGAACCAACAAGCAGAATGAATCGCATACTCAGACTCAAGTAATAAATCAGGATTCTCAACTAACACATTGCTTTCAAACAATGATTGTGAACACTTAGTGTAGTTGTTCTTTCCTGTAATTTGTATAATGCCTCTACCACGAAAGTACCAACCTTCTCCAGATGCTTCATCCCCATTGCCCATACGATTTCCATAAACACGATTAGCAATCATTTGTGGTTTGCGTTCGTATAGTTTTGCTACTTCATCGTTAGGGAAATACTTACCAAATGTGCCACGTAAACCTTTAGCAGAGTAATTTAAATTCTCTTGCATGAGAGTAAAGCCACCAGACTCATGTCCACATTGTGCCATGAATGCCGCAACTCTCTTTGGTGTGTCTATGTCATACTCAGGTAAAATATCACCTAGATTAGTATACCATTCCTCAAAGTTTTTAACTTTTGGAATTAAATGATGTACTGCATCTTCTGTAAAAAAGTCCATTGCTGTCTCCTCTATGATTATATAGAAGTATTTAGCATTGAATTAATCCCAAAGTGCTTGATAGTATTTGCCGAACAAACGAAATCCATTTTGAATTCTTGTCTCAACAACTTTCATGCCTTCATAGTCACACTTGTATGTGTCGTTAGGACCATGGCTCATTTTGAAATGTTTGTGTTCTCCTTTGGGCACCACATTGCCATCTTTGTCAACAGGAGTCCAAATCAATTCATGTTCACCAGAACGAAATTCTTTTTCCCATGAGTCATCAAGTTTACAGTTGAATGCAAAAATCATTTCGTTTAATACCCAATCCCAACGCTTGAAATGATTTTCGTCAGTCTCGTATTCATTCTCTTTTGCTGGCGCTGAAGTTGACTTTAGTTCTTCTGGCACATCTTCATCATCAACATTGGGGGCGCCATGCTTTGTTGCTTGCAATTGTTTCAGCATAGGCAAAACAATCATTGCAAGTGTGTGATCCATTGACCATGTGTCGTATTTGTCAATCTTAATATAAGACCTACGATTGCGCTTAGACTCTATCCATTGACACAGTTTCAACAGCCAAGTTTCTGGAGCATCCTTTGAATCTGTAATTTCTTCATTTGTAGTTCCATGAGAAAGCCATGTACCAAAGTTATGCACCCAATCAGGCTTACGTTTGTATCCATATTCATCTTCAATATTTTTTGCCCAAAAGCAAAGTGCGTCAGCAATTTGATATGGTCCAACCCAATTTTTATAAGGTCCGATGTAGATTTTCATATAATAGTTTTCTTTCGTGTGTACTGATACACATGTGGATTTGATCTGCTACGTGTTGATTCGCCAGATGGATATGGATCATCATCAATCAATTCACCGAATTCTTTTTCTATGTAGTATGTGCCAATTGCTTTAACACATTGATCCATTAGACTGTTATTTCCTGAAGAATCGTCTTCTGCCCAAAAACAAATTGCAGACCTACCCCAAGTGCGATATCTCAAAACATCGTGAAAAATCTTTCGATGTTTTTTATTACTGGGATCAAACGTTTCAAACGGTCGGCCGAATTGTTGAATCTTGCTCATTGATACTTTCACTTTCTATCATAATTAAAAGTTGGTGCGCTTCTTTACGCACCTCAGGTGTTACTGCCCATGCGAAACCTTCTGGATGAAGTAACTCTTTTAAAAAATAAACAACTTTTTCTTCAGCTTGATTCTTCATCTGATAATCTCACGAATGAACTGTTAATTGAAAAATCTTCAGGCATTTTTTCTACAATCTTTGCAAAATGATACGAATTTGGATAGTGCCTCAGAATACCCAATGCACGTTTACGAATGTGCTTAGGAACTTTAGGCGTTATTTTTGGATCTAACAAGTCCATAAGCATTTGCTGGCCACAACGCAAAGCACGATATCTTTCATCAGGTAGCGTCATTGTAATCATTCTCTCTGATATGTTCTGCCATTGTTGTGAAGAAATTTTTCATTTTCAATTCATCATTCCATTTTTTTGCATAGTTATTCTCTTTATCGCACAATGCTAACGCTTCTTCTTTGGTAACAACACGATGTGACACAATTGTTTCACCAAGATGTTCTTGCGAGAATTCTTTGGCTTCTTCCATAGTGACAGTATCAAGTGCCCACTCAGCTTTATCTTTACCATACATGTCTACGCCAACAGGAACTTCTACCATGTATCGTTCACGAAACATAGAGACAGTCTCAACAAGAACCCATTGTGTTTCAATTTTCTTCATAGTCCAGCTTCCATCTTTATTATCAATCCAATCAATAGCATCACCAGTCTTCCAACCAGTTTGCTCTAGTATATCATCATTTAGTGGAAGAATCAAGTCACCGGTTTCGGGATCTTCTTCCAAGTTTATAGTCCAAGATTTGTTTGCCATATATGCTCCTCAAGTCAATACATTCATTATAACTCAGGTTTGGTTGAAAGTCAAACCAAGTGTTTTGCAAGTACCATACAGGAAATCCAAGCCCATATGGTATTAAATCCTACCAATGTTGGCAATAGCTTCTTTTCGCTTGCCCATATTAACGTTAGACTTGTTGCTAGTGTAAAGAAATACAACCACCAAACACTAATACCGAATATCAAACCCGGCACGATAATAACTGCCTTAGCCGCCCAACTAGCAAACTCTACAGTATTATAGTCAGTCCAATATTCTCTCTTAAACCACATGCCGTAACAGTCTTTAATTTTAGCGAATGTTATGTGTCCATATACAAGTGCCAATAAAATTCCGAATACTGTTGTTGCAATTAAAATTTGATTTAATTCCATAACATCCTCATAAGTCCTATGGAATCAATAGTTGTCAGCAGTAAATAGTTAGCCAACATGCCAAAAGATTTCCTAGTCCAAGAAGCCCAAGCATACATAGCACAGCCAGTGATCCAGATAGGATAAAGAGTAAGTAGCGGAGGGGTTGGGACTGTGAGTGCCATAGTAATGCTACAGCCAATGCTAATAGCCCAAGCAAGCAACTCAACAGCAAAGCGAATTCTGTTAGACTTAAAATCATCTTTAATCCATTCTATAGTAGGGCGAAACAAATCAATAATCATATTGTCAATCCAAGTTAAATAAATCGGGATGTGTTTTTGCAAAATACAATCTTAATAAATTCCAATGTTCAAAAAGTTCTTGTGATTGTTTTTCAACAACTACACGTTTAATACCATATAACGATTCTAACACTTTGCTAAAATCATTGATTTGATTTTTGTACACGCTATAGTCGTATGGTTGACTATAGACTTTATATTCTTTCATCTGAAGAAACGTAGAGAATAATCGTTCAACAATAAATGGAAACATATTCAGATTAGGGTCTCTGCTATAGTTTGCACTACCATGATAGATTTCCGCATCTTCACCAGTCAATGCTTCAAGTTTTTCTTTGATATCTTTTACAAATGCAATGTAGTCCAACCAAAATTCTTTTGTCGCAACAAAGTAACTGCAATAGCAAGTTGAATCTGTCATTACATTGTCAAGTGCATTAGTGTCATAGCCACCAGCAATAAATGCGGAACGAACAACTTGTTTAATTCCTGGATGAAAATAATCACCTTGTTCCCACACGTTCGCAGTTAGTGCATTCTGTACTCTAGCATGATTGAAAATGTAAACATCATAGCCGTCATTGTTATCAACAGCATCTTTGATTGTGTTAGCTTCATATCGCATCTTGCTTTGCCAGCGAGGACCAAAGACACCCCAAGCATCTAAGTCATCTGCAAAACCTTCGTCAATGATACGATTGAATGAATGAAACTCACGTAACTCAGGCTTCTCATTTGAAGTATTGTCAAATGGCGTTAGCAGAGGGTCAACTAATGGAATCTGTCTATCTTCAAAACAAATTTGAAAAATTTTATAGTTCAATCTGATACCCTATTACCATTAGGAGCAATATTTCCCTGCACTCCAATTTTTGAAATTCTTTGAATCAACTCTTCTCTCAAATGCGAAAATAGTAAATGTTCAATATCAATATATCCACCAGAATTCAAAACGTTGTTCATAGTGGCATACATGTTTCTATAGGTGTGTGCAATCTCAGGAAGTAATTCGGAATCAAAACTCCAAAGTCTACTCATGTATTGAAAGATAACATTTCCAGTAACTGCTGGTGTAAACTGACTAGTGAATGGTCCACGAATAATAATTTTTCCTGTCGCATTGTAGTGTGTATCATAATTGAATTCATCATTCAATGTATAACGTCCACTCATCTTAAATATACGTTTATATTTTTTATATTCGCCACTCTCAATTAACTGTTCGTACATAGTGCCGAATGTCATTATCTCAGCCATATTCTTTACAATATCTTGACTAGGAATAACAAGAATATTTTTTAGATGTGGCGACTCACAGAAACTAACGAATGTGTCGATATGTGGTGATAATTCTTTTTTCTCATCTTCAGACAAGTCTTTATCACCACCATCAATAATAATAATGTCTGCTGGACACCGACTCTTGATAGACTTACAAGTTTCTATTGTTTGTTGAAGTCTTTGTTCTGGACTAAAGATTCCATGCTTAGTATGTATTGCAGACGATACTAAAAATAGACTTTCATTCTTTTGGTTTTCTGACATTTGGTTTTCTCACGGGTTTAGTGACAACCTTTTTTGCTCTAGGTTTTCTAGTAGCTTTTTCGGCTGCCGCAATCATTAATTCTTCTTTCTTATTCAAACGCTTAAAGACTTCTTCTGGTTCCATCCAAATGTCTTTATTGTCTAGTATAGATTTAATCTCTTCGCCTGTCAAGAAATCTACGTATATACCTCGCATGAATTTATCTGACCACTTACGTTCATACATGATGTTATCATACATCTCACCGCCTTTGCCTATTGTGCCACCTGAATAGTTGTGGAACATAAACATAGAATGTTCTGAGATTTCAAATCCATCTGCTGATAAAAACACCATCGTAGCCGCAGACATACATGCACCTTCTACCGATGCAATAATTTTAGCTTGAGATTCACCCATGACACGCATAAACTGTACTGCGGTAAATAAATTGCCGCCTGGAGAATTGATGTGAATTTTAACAATATCATTATCTGTTGCGTTTCTAATAATTTCATACCATTCAACGTAATCTTCTGGACTTGTTATTTCACCAACCAAATAGAATGAATATAATTGTCCTAGTATTTTTGGTTGTCTAGGCTTTTTAGCATCGTCAAAACCAAACAACGAACTAAGTTTTTCTTCTTCCATAATTATCACTTTCTATTGTATAACGTAGAGTATACTCTATTTTGTTTCGGATGTCAACTTGTCAAATCCATATTTGCAAAGCCAATACGCATCAATCAAGTCGGAAGAAGGATTCCATTGCTTCTCAGTCATATGTAGTTCTTCTTTTAAACGAATGTCGTTGAATTCTTCAAAGACTTCTTGCATTCGTTCTTTATTTGCATTGCCTTTACCAGTAGCATATTTCTTAAGTACTGTTGGTGGTATCTCTGTACACTCTACGGCAAACAACCATAGTCTGTATTTTAGAATGCCAGCGTTCTCTGCAATGTTAAACACTCTGCCTTTTGATCCCATAGAATATCCTTCTAAGAATACGTGGCAGTCTTTGTCTGTCTCTAACAATCTATCAATGAAGAAATTTGAAATACCATCATATCTTAATATGTCGGTCATTCCTTCGTGGTCGAAAAATCTACCTGTTATGTTTTTGAATTGTACATCATATTTTCTAGATTGGGTCAGAAAATAAAAATGACATTTTTCAAAACTAAACTCACCATCTTCATCATCAAATACACACATTGCAGGACAGGTTAGAGAATAATCTACTCCTGCGATAATCATCTATCGTCTTCTTCCTCTGAGGACCATTCATCTTCTAATAATTTATCCCAATCTTCTTCGGCCTCAGAAATTGTTTCTTCAGTTACGGGTGATCCGCAATAAGCGCAATGTGTGGGTGTTGTATTGTCGCCGCCAGCTAATGGCGTAATTGAAAATTCTGCTTCGCATGAATCGCAAAATATTTTGTATGTTGACATTTAATCTCCTTATTCGTACATTACTGTATCAGCATCACCAATCGCCCATTTTGGATTTTGCTCCACAATATATTTTTTTGTGCAGACTTTAAAGTCTGGAAATAGCATCTCTTTCGGATTGCTTGCGGCGTCAAGAAATATACAACGATTGTTCGGCTGTGCCGCATACTGTCCGTTGTCTAGTTCAAGAAAGTTATATGATTTATGGTCTTCTGGATTTTCGCTATCACCCATATCTAGATATTCATCTGATGCAGAATTGTCAACAGTAAACATGTAATTACCTTGATACCATTGTTTATCTTTAGCATAAAATTTACCACTTAGATTTAATAGAAATGATTTTTGTATTACAGCAAGGTCATACGATAAACAATCCCATATTTGCAAATGGTCTAGAGGCAAAAAATTATCTCTATCCAAATCGTGATTTCTACTTACATATGCTTCTAATGGAAGTTTATCGTACAATGCTCCATACTCAGGCAAATACGATTCGATGAAGAATGCTCTACGACTCATCGATTTGATTGATACCCAAATACAAGGTACGTATTCGCCAAAGCCTTTTTCGAAATTATAAAGAAATTCTTTTCTTATATAGCATCTAACTCTTGGTATGTTTGCAACTAAAAAACTCATTTTTTACCAATGCCTTATAACGCCTGCTACAATAAACAGATTCGTTATTATATAGCAAAGCACAATACATGTTCTAATGATTGCAATTTTGTCTGACTCTTTATCACATGCACTGGCTTTATTGCCCAATGATTTTGCCCATAGTCTCCACATGTGTCAATCAGTTACACCATGAAGTTTTAGCCTCGCCGTAGTACTCTCTAGCGTAACCTTTAGAAATTAACATACCACGTAAACTCTGCCCATTTAAAATAACGTCACCAAGAACACGACCGCCATACTTGTCCCAGTCCATTAGAACGACTTGACGCTTTTGACTTGAGGCAATCATTTCTTTTGTAAATTTAGTAGCCGCTTCACCACGCTGTGCTTCCTTTGGGCATTGCGCTCTGTGTCCCTTTTCTGGTGTGTCAACACCAAAGACACGAATGCTTAATTCTTTTTTGAGTGGATCTGGAAGCCATGGCGCTTCAATCGCAACAGTATCCCCATCAATAACCCTAGTAATATTAGCGTCATACAAAACTCCTGGTTTTTGTTTTCCTGTTTGTGCGTGTGCATTCAATGCAGAAAATACAAATCCCGCAACAATCAATGCAAGAGCAAAAAATACATATGTTAATTGTTTCATGCCGCTTTACCCCATACATCTGCCCAATCACCTTTTGTAGCACCCTTTGCATAATCGGTTGCTCTGTTCTCAAAGAAATTAGTATGCGTTGGTGCATTAATCATTTCTTCAACCCAAGGTAATGGATTTCTTTTAACTTTAAAAATACCTTTTAGTCCAAGACTGATAAGGCGCCTGTCTGCAATGTAACGAATATATTTCTTAACTTCTTCCGAAGTAAGACCTTCCATATTATTTATACCAAATGCTAAGTCAATAAATTTATCTTCTAACTCAACCATTCGTTCTGCTATAGTATATATCTTAGATTTTAATTCATCATTCCAAATCTCATTATTTTCTTGAATGAATGTTCTGAAAAGTTTAATCATAGATTCACAATGCTGTGTCTCGTCTACAATAGACCAAGTAACAATTTGTCCCATGCCTTTCATCTTACCTGTGCGGGGAAAGTTCAAAAGCATAATGAATGAAGAGAATAACTGCATACCTTCTGTGAATGCGGAGAATACTGCAATGTGTGTAGCAGTAGATTGCAAATCACCATTCGTATTTGAAAGGTCCAACACATAATCGTGCTTGTCTTTCATTTCTTGATATGCTAAGAATTCGTTATATGTTGTGTCTGGCAGACCCAAGGTTTCAATTAGATGGCTATAGGCAGCCACGTGCAACGCTTCTCTAGCGGCAAAGCCAAGCAACATCATACGTACTTCTGGTTGTTTGAAGTATGGTAGATAGTTTTTTACATAACCACCAGCAACGTCAATGTCACCTTGTGTGAAGAAACGAAAAATGTTTGTGAGAAAATGTTTCTCTTCTGCTGTTAACTTTTTCTTCCAATCTTTTACGTCTTCAGCCATTGGTACTTCTGTGTGTAGCCAATGACTCTGTTCGTGCTTCAACCACGCATCATATGCCCACGGATAGTTGAATGGCTTGAATGCATCTCTGCTATCCATTAAATTACTTTTTATTTTTGTTACACTCATTCTTTGACCTCAAATACTATTTTTTTATTGGAATTGTTTTTTAAAAATTTTGCTATTGCAGTTTCGATGTTTGGACCCTGAGACAAAAATGTATTTGAATTTTTATCCCAAAGAAAAATTTCATTATCGTGAACCTCACTTCTACCGACTACAATTTCAATATTAGTTTCTGGTTCATTGTTTATAATATTTGTTATTTCATCATTGATGCGTGACATTTTACGAACAAATAAAAATGCAACAGATATTACAAATAGTAATTCTAAGATTCCAAAATCAAAGTTCATACAACTGGTATCCAATGGTTATCATCTATTCTTGGGAGACTTCCGTATGGTCCACCACTCAACAGTTGACTTCTAGAAATAATATCAAACGCAATTGTAATTCTAGGCTCATCACCTTCCCAAGGCCAAGTTCTATGCATATCTGAAGTACTTTTACTTATTACAATTTGATTGTTGATCGTTGGAATATCAATCCACTCTTTAGCATGACCGAGTTTATATGTAGTTTTACTACCTTCACCAGTTACGCAATAAAATCCATGATATGGTGGCGTTGCTTTGCCGATGAACTGCCAATGTTCGTGCCAGGCAATAAATTCACCTTTTGTATAAAAATTCAGCCAACATTGCATATAGTAAGGATTTTTTACTAAATCTACTTTATCTATTTCGGCAACTTCTTTAAATAAAATTGTAATTTCTTTATACAATTCATATAGTTGGCCACACGGATATAAAAGTAAATTGTAGTAAGCATAGAGACCGGTAGTCATTGTAGACTGACCACTATAAGTCATCTCTTTTTCACCCCAAGTTTTTTGAATATGATTCATCATAAAATCACACGTTTCAATCATCATTGGAGTGTTTAGATTGATTTGTTTTGTGTGTATGTAATTTTCAATTGTATTCATTTTATATTCCGCCTAACCATTCTGTTAATTCATTTTTCATTTTCATGCCAGAGAATCGTTTAACTTCAATGTCTCCATCCAACATCACTAAAGTTGGCACACCACGAATACCATAGTCCATTGCGAGTTGTTGATTTGCATCGATATCAATAACTTCAATTGGAATTTGAGTATCAACATCTTCTAATGTTTTTGCTAACATCTTACATGGCTGACACCATGATGCTGTAAATCTAAGTACTTTCATTTTCATCCTTCACATGCGAGAC